ACTCTTTCTGGATCTGCTAATTGTTCTAAATCGGAACGAGCACCATAGTCAATTCCAAGTACTACTAGTTGTTGATTAAGGGCCGGTCCTCTAGCCGGAAGAATTCTAGGGCTAAACTTTCTTTCAAAATCTGCGCAAAGCTGACGAACTTCATCTGGAGACATAGGACTAGCATCGCCTTGATAAAACTCTCCAAGAACTTCGTTTTGAAAAACGCGCTCTGTATTGATTGGGTGCTTACCAGGCTTTTCTTTTTCGATGTCTTCTCTAGTAAACATCGGCATGTATAGCTGGTTAATATGGAATCCAATCATCTCACAATCTGGATCATTTGGATCTTTAAGTGCTACCCATTTGCCTCGTTCTTGAGCTTCTAATTTATCTTGTTCATGTCCGCATTTGGAGCACTTAACAACTTTACCATAGATCCAAACTTTTTCCCAATCATCACTTCCAGGAGTATATAATGGGAAATACTCTTTACAGCTTTCACATCCTAAATAGTAATACTGTTGAGAAGATGCTTGCCACATCTTATGGAAGTCAGATCCTTTTCTTCTCGGAGTTCCGAAATATATCTGAACGCCTTTAGATGGACGACCATACTTGGCAGTGGTCAAAATCTTTAACGCATTTCCCATTGCTTGGGAAGTTGTTTTCTGTACCTCGTCAAAGAAAATGATATCAGCGGTACGGCCCATGATTCTGTCAGCGTCAACACCTGTAGATTCAATCCACAAATGGTTCCCACCATTGAACTGCTTGAAGTGCAAAGAGTCATTAGTGGCAGTCGTAGTATCTAACAACTGCTGCATAAAAGACTTTGGGCGAGAGCCTCCCTTACCTTCTTTGGTTCCTTCAGGAATCTTAGCCTGAGAAATCATTTGATTCAACTTAGTCTTCGAATAAGCTGCGGCTAGTTCTAACTGAGGAAAAGCGTGAATTACACGAATTGGTGGTCTAAAACCATCTCCAAATAATCCTGAACCCATGAAATACATTTCAAGAGCGGAAGCCATGGTGGTGGCTCCAACCTGACGCCCTTTAACCATGATAACTGGTTTGGCATCTGGTTCTAAAGCTTTGATTCCAATATACCTGTAAATATCGGCAAACGGCTTGTACCCGTTTCCGTGGAGCGTAAAATCCTTACCATCTAATGTTAAATACGTCTCGGTAAAATGAACCGGGTCAAAGTTCATTAGATCAGACTTTAGTTTGTTAAAAATTTCTTTATTACTATCGTTCTGCATGTTTATATGCAGCGATATTCAGAAGAATATGCCTAAATTAGCGAAAAAAGACACAAAATAGCTTGGGTAAGTGCAAAGGAGTTAAATTTTTGCAGGCATTAAGATGTTAAACGCATCAGTATTAGACTGATCAATATCGGAATCGGCAGTAGAATGATCTCCTTTTCCTAAGTTAGAAAAGTTATCATAGCTACTAGGATTATCTGTTTTAGCTCTTAGATTATAATTACTGACCAAACGGATAAGTTTATCTTCATCCCAAGCATTTTCATCAGAAACATCGGCGGCATGTAGGGCTCGCAAACGTCTAATAATGGCTGGCACTGGTATATTGCCCTTGGTCTCTTTGATAATGTTCTCAAGAGTACCCAAAATACTCGGCTTCATCTTAATAACTTCAGGAGTGCTATCATCAAATTGTTGTTGAGCAACCTTCTTTGATTTTCCGGAAGTTTCTTCTTCAGAAGTTTTAACGTTATCCAGATAAGCAGTTAAACCACTACGCTGCATCATATCATCAACAGCAGCTTGTACAGATGGATACTTAGATTTGCCATTCATAATGGTATGAATCTGATCATATAGGCTTTGACCACGTGGCTGTACAGCCGTTGACTGTAGTTTGTTTTCAAACTCTTTCAGCCAATGATCTTCGCTATAAGATGCGTCAGATTGTCTACTCACCACTGTTTGGTGTCTTGGTTGTCTACTCATTATTAAGCCTTGTAGTTAGCTGCCCAATCCATGTTATCAGTATCGTAAACTTCAAGATCATCATCTGGGAAGAAGCCACGATCCTCACGAAGTGGATAGCCCATATCCCATAGTAATTGTCTTACTTCAGCTTGTTCACGCTCATTTAAAGCATACTTCTTAACTTGACGATTGTACAAGTCTTCAATATCATGTCCAGCAGAAACTGTTCCATTGATGCAAACACGTGCAATTCTAGAAATCAAAAGAGGAACGGTTACATATACGCCTCTGACGCCTGTAATCTTTTGTGCTTCTTTGACAATAACTAGACCTTCAAATCCTGGCTCTTCTCCACCATTAGCAATCTGATGAATAGCTTTTTGAGCATCCCACTCTTCACCAGGAACGGAGTTTTCCTCGACGTAAGCCTGAATATCTGAGTCTTCCCATCTATTCAATACGTCATTGATTTGAGCGGATAAATCTTGAGCGGTCTTCTTCTTTTTACGAGAAGACTTTTTAGATTCCTTAACCTTATCAAGGCGAGCATGCAAACGGGAAAGTCCATCATCTAATTGAGCACGAATTTTTTCAACCTGATTTGCATCTAGCTCAGAATCTAAATCTGATCTCATAACCTTAGAAATTTCGCTATCTAATTTTTCCATATATGAAACGGCTCTTTCGAGGCCAGCAGAATCATATCCCGAGTGCTTTGGTACAGAGTCTAATCTTTCTTTAATGCAAGCAACAAATCCCTTAGGGCCATCTTTTAATAAGTTCCACTTATTATCTTTGCCGCCTTTGCCTTTCTTAGCGTCATTGTCGTCATCAGCCTCGCTAACTTGGATAGAGTCATCAAGAACTTCAATTTCCGGATCTTTTGTGCCAGGAGGGGCGCCCGGAAGTTCATCAACAACAATCTCTACGTCAACCGGCTCTGTTACCTCAATTGGACTTAGGCTAATAAGCTCTTCCTTACCTTCATGGTGATGGTGAGGTTGAATAGCCGATACCATATTCGTATCACGAGTCGGTAACTGAGAAGCCGGGGAGACGGGATCTATGACAAATAGCTGTTGTGCATTAGATTGTAAAGTCATTTAGGTACCTCAGGAATGCTTTCTTTATATGATAATATGCGGTTGTATGCAATGATAATCGTTGGTTTTTAGATATTCCACTTATCTTCATAAATATCTGTACCGATATCAGAGGTACCAGTGTAAGGCTCCTCATTTTGTTCGGTTTCTTCCGCATCTAAGTCGGAATTAGGATCAATTCCGTCTGGTAAACCAAATAGATCGGTTTCGGATGACGACAAATACTTATTCAGTAGTTTTTCAAGAATATCATCATCTAACCCTCTGGCCGGCTTTCCATCTTCATCATAATCTCTACCGAAATTAAGAGCTTCATTAGAGCGGCCAGCCCAGTCATCTTCTGGTAAATAACTATGTTCTCCAGCAATTTGTGGCGTAGTCATAGAAATATTCAAATTTTCTGGGCCTAAAGGATCACCCTCTGAAGGAAATGAGTATCTATCTCCTCTTTCTCTTCTAATTTGATATTGCGCTTCTTCTGGATAAATCATTTGATCATAGTGATTTACCTGGTCATCTATTGGAAAATCAATAGCAGTTTTTACCAGTTTAGATAAAAGAGTTGCACGAGCCTTAATATTTGGATTTTTCTTTGTTTTGGAATTATCATCTAGAATCCATGAATCATCGGCTACGTAGCGACCCTTCATTCTTTGGCGCCTTGCTTCTAGAAATTCCTGGACGCTGTCATAATTTTGAAGACCATGATAGCCGGTGCCGGGACCTATGTGCTCCATGCCGGGAATTGTATACAAATCGTAGTTGTAATAAAGAGGCTCCTCGAATCGTGGCTGAATAAGCAGGGCCGGATCGGATTTGTATTTCTTTTCGCCAGGCGTTGGCTCATTTACGCCGCCCCCACCTTGGAAATAAGCTTTCTTATTTACTGACATTGGGTTTTCCTTTATTCTGTTTCATATAATATGGATATACCTTTTCAGTAATTGGAATATAGTTCCACAAATGCATTTTAGTAATAAGGTGAGACGCTTTATCAGCATCTCTGGTAAAAGCCTCATCTAATTTTTCTGTCATCGATTTCTCAGTAGAAATCTTGACGGTCTGTGGATTTTTACCAACAAACTCAATAATCTTTGGATCTAGATCAAAATCTAATTTGCTAGCCAAATAGATAGCCCTAACAACCCTATTTCTATTAGAAGTTAAAGTAATTTCCGGGGCTAAACATGTTCTAATTACTTTACTCTTAATATCGCTGAATCCTTGTCCAGTTGGATCTAAAATTTTGCGTAAGTCTGTTGTAAGTAATAAAGAATTGCAAGTAAAGTCTCTACTAAACATCTCTCGATGCATGTTAGTAGGGGTAATACCCTTCTTTTTAAGCGCGTTATCAACACCGGGCACAATAAAGTTCGATGAAAAATCTATTTTCAATTTACCAATGAAAATAGAACTGTGTCCATCATCCATTGTTTTTCTAGTAACATTATACTTCTTACGAAGATCCAAATAAAATTCTTGAGAAAGATAGTCAACCGTTTTATCGCCAGTAGTAATATCTATGTCGGCAACGTTTTCCAATTTGCCCATATACTTATCTCTAGGCGTACCTCCGCAAATATAGGGAACCGAGGACCCTATTTCTTCTTGTACTCTCTTCATGTCTTGCAGCAATTCACGGAGTTTCATTTACCTCCTTAGACTACTGGTGGTCTTGGTGCTGCTGGAGGTGGGGCGGCCGGAGCGGCTGGGGCTTCACCGCCACCTAGTTCTCCTAACTCAACTTCTGGAGTTTCTTTGCCTCCACCTTCTAACATGGCGGCCTCTTGTTCCTTCCTCATTTGCTTTCTCTTGGCCTCTTTATCTTGATCAGTTTGTAGTTTGTTCTTGATTCCAGCTACTTCTGGTCTTTCATTTGGTACGGCCGCTGTAGGCTTTTCTTGGCTAGCAATAGCTCCACGCAGCTTAGCAAGAATATCATCTACACGAGTAGAGATATAGTTGTTGGCTTCCAAAGATTTGTTCAAAGCTTCTGAAAGGGAAGGGAACATAGATGCAAGCCCAAGACTATCTAACATCATATCAACTACACTAAGTTGTCTTGGATGTTCTCTAGTCTTATAGAATTTAGAAATGCTCTCTAATTTTTCTACAACATCATTAATGGTAACATTCTTAAATGCACTATCAATCTGCGCATCGAAACTGGATTCGCCTGTGGCTGGAGCTTCTTTGTCTCCTGGGATATCATCCTCAGTAACCTCTAATGGTTCTTCTTCGGCTGGAGCTTTGGGTTCTTTTGGCTCCGCATCAGGAACAAAGGCTGGAGGATTTCTTTCTGGTGGTGGCGCATCCGTCATAGGAACATCTTCCAAAGCTGCGGGTGGCGGTCCAGGTGCAACTGGCGGAGCAACTTGAGCTTCAGTTACCATTAACATTTCTTCTGGATCATCTACCTCAAAAGAATCTTCGACTTCTAAATCATCATCAGACTTAGTAACGTCAGTCTTATTACCTTGGTTCATATTTTGAATGAACTCATTAATTCCCTTTGGTTGTGGCTCAGGGGCAGGAGCAGCAAGCGGTGGCTGATCTTTATTTTGATCTCCACCTACTGGTGTTTGTGCACTTGGAGTACCAGGAGCAGTGGCCGGCAAACCACTTGGGGTTCCACTTTGACCCGCACCAGATGGATCTGGTGGTGAAGGAGTGTCAGTTGGAGTAGCTCCATCTGGAGAGCCGCTAGCTGATTCACCAGACTGTCCAGGAGTTTGTGCCAAAGAGTATAAAACTTCAGCAGCTTTAGTAAAGCCGTCACGTTTAAGTACATTGCTCTGACGGATGATCATATCTTCATACAAACGTGTAGATACACTAAGCTTGTTAACAAGCTGCACTTTCTTTTTAAGCGTATAGATGGCTTCCATAAGTTGTTCAAGTTCATTGCCAGCAAACTGTTGTCCCTCTGGTGAACGTAGAAGCTTTTCAGCAGAATCTAAACGACCAATGATTTTTTGACGTTGTTTTTCAATAATGTTGCGCTTTTCTTCTTCACGCTCAGCATCTTCACGTGCATCGTTAACGGCTTGTGCATCTGACGCTGGTTCAGGTGCCGGAGGAGCATCTGGCTTTATGTGCAAGAAATAGCCTGGCTGTCCATTTTCATACCAGACTTGTGCAAACTTGTATTTCATATGTGCCCCTTCTTCGTGGAACTTTAGCCAGTTTAGGAAGTCAAAAATTTCCATCTTAGCCCAGCCGTGGGTAGCTCCCCTAATAGCCTCTTTATATGGTAATCCTGCTTTCTGCTTATAATGTATGTCTTTTACCGCATACATCCATTTATTCATATCATGTCTGCTGGGTGAGTATTGATATTGATCATAATTTGGATAAGCCTTCTTATCCGTAATAAATGAATAAAACTTTGGTTGAAACTTATCGTAGTTGATGCCGTGAAAATCAAAAAACTCCATCAGCTTCTTAAGCTTTTCTTCCTGCTCTGGAGTAAGCTGTAATTCTTCTTCAGAATATGGACGAATAACCTTTTCCAATTGTTTTTTGGAAGGCATATCGATAATTGGCTTTTTAGGAGATTTTGATTCTGGCATTATTGATTATTCAATTTCTTGTTAATAGTTTCATTCAGAAGTTTTGCCTCAGCTAGCTTTACGTCCGTGTTTAATGGTTGCTCTGGACTTGGCATCTTAAGCTTAGACATTTTCTCATTAAATGTTTCCATAAAGAGCATCGAGCTTTCTAGATCCAATTGAGACAAAACATCTCGGATTACATCATGAAATACCGAAATATGCTGATCAACCGCCTGCAAAGTCACGTTATGCTGAATAACCATATCTGCTGGGTTCTCAGTGAATTTATAGTATTTCTCTAGCAGCCCGCCGAGCAGTTCACCGTACTCAATCAACACGCGGTCTACCCTCGTATTAATATTGCGAGGATCCTCCTGTATTTCATCGAAAACTTGTCCTAAACGAGTTTCAATAGCAATACACAAATGAGCAACCATTTGGCGTACATCTATTTCTTTGCCGGCCAACTCCAACATTTTGTTTTTGTAAGTGGAGTTATTTTTAACCGCCAATTCAAGCTGTTCTTCAGTAGAAGTTGCAACAGCTTGCTTTGTCTTCATCATATCCTCTCGGATCATGGAGTAGACATCTAAATAATTATCTTTGAATGTTTTAATAGACTTTTCAGCCACGACAAATTTAGCTTCACTGACGTTAGTGTATTTAGCAGCAAGCCAGTCGTGAATATCTTTTGGTGGATAGTCTAATACTAATTTTGCAATAATTTCATCTTTATCTGGGTGTTCCAGAATCTTTTTAAGCGCATTTTTGTTCATAAAGCCTCTGATTATTATATTATTTTATAACCAGAAGAATCAATTACTTATTGTAACCTAGGCGCCCTTCACGAGTATCAAAGATGGCGTGGAATGGAATATCTAGTCCCTGAGTTTGTTGAGATACATCTCCACCTGGAACTTTAGAGCCATTATTCAAATCGAAACCGGTTTCAAAATTATAGGTTTTCTTATCTAATTCACACTGCCATGCATGCTCACCAACACGCGCAATTTGAGCGCCTGGATGATCTGGACAATAACGAGTGCTTAAAGGAGCCTCTAAAATACGATATTCTTTGGTAAAATTACTCTTCTCAATGGCGTCTTCTGATTTACCAATTTGGTTATATTTGTGTAAGTCTTTACGAGGATCTTCATACTTCTTTCTAATCTCATCAGCTCTAGCATCTACCAAATCTTTACGCTCAGCATAAGCATTGGGCGGAGCAGCAATAGTAAGAAGCAATTCATCTAGTACAGAAGCCATTCTCTTGAGTTGTGGGTCGCCAGACTCATCTAGTGCTTGGGCTAATGCAGCAGTTTCTTCTATTGACTCAGAGGTGATAAGAGAATCGGCAGGAGGCTCTAAAACATCTACCTCATCAGCGGCCTTTTTAAGTAAAGCGGCGGCTAGAACACAAGACTCTGCAACTACCTGCATGCACTTTTGATCAGCTTCAGCAAGCAGCATTGCCTCGTTGTTTGGGCTCTCTAGCCAAGAAGCCATAGCATTTAATAGTTCAGAGATTCTCATAGTTTAGCCTCTTATTCAGGTTCTTGTTCTTCCTCTTCAAAAAGAGAAACGGCCGGAGCAGATTTCTCGGGCATCTGTTCTAATGCCGAAAGATTAGTCTTTTTCGCGTCTAACCAACTTTTAATAGTTCTGGTTTCTGCCATAACTTCAGGCCCATCAGCCGGAATATGACCTCTATCAATTGCATTTACAAGAGTAGTAATCTTATCTTTAACTTCAGGATATGAAAGAGCCTGTGACATTACATCGATATTATCTAGCCCATAAAATTGAGCCGCAGGAGTTCTCATAAACATAAGCAATTTTTCCTTGCTTAGTTCTTTTCTTTGAGGAGCAACTCTTGTACCTTCCAGCTCCGCTGGGGTGCCTAAAGGTAAAGTTGTTTTCAATTTTTTAGCTTCTCTTTCAAGAATAGAAGAGAGTCTGGATACTACCATCTCAAATTTTTGTTTGAGATGCTCTCTATAATTTCTCTCAGATTCCTTTGTCACTCTAACGGCATTGTGAATAAAAGACCTGACAGGAAACGTTTTGTCATTCTTCATTTCATTGATCATGCCCAACATATTATTGACTTTGACAAATAACTGAGTGTTACTATGCTTATCAATGTGGCCGATCAAATTCTCGAACATAGAAATAAGTGTTTTACTAAACGTTTCACCGGCATCGGCTAACATCTGTAAAATTGGATCTTTAGCGGATTCACTACTTACGTAGTTTCTATACGCACCAATAAGGGCCCTTTTGACTTCATCAATTGTTTGAGCAGAAGGGGCACCTTCAGACCGCAGCTCGTATTTGTGCTCTAAAAGGTCTGCTAGCCTGAATATTCTCATAGCTCACCCAAAAATCTTAGCGTTAAGGAATGAGGCTCCCTCGTAGGTTTCATCCATACCTTGACGGTACAATGGGCGGCAGTATCCTTGCTTATCTTGGTATACCTTATTAACTGGTAGACCGGTGTGTGAACAGATTGGGTATTCGCTGTTAGCACTCTTAATCATCTTAGAGCACTTTGTCTCAGCCGTTTTGACACCAGCTAGTCCGCTCATATACAACTGGAATGCGAGGGTGTAAGCCTTCTTGTCTCCAGAGTTTGCTAGTACGTTGAGAGCATCTTCTGCCTTAGCATAGTTCTCTTCTGCAAGCGCTTCACGTAGATTGTTTACAATCTCGCTTGGCTTGAGAGAGGCCATGTTAGAAGCAACAGCAGCGACCTTAGAATCGGTCTTATTTTCAGAAACTAATCCATTGATGCCGGCTCTATCAAAAGACGAGATAGATCCCTTACATAGCATAACAGTTGGTTTCTGAATCTTATCACCAGCAACTTTGACTGGAACAGTAAATGCCACTTTGCCAGTATCAAGAGAGACTCCATAGAAAATGGTATCTTCATCATTGCCTGTTATAACAATTTGGTGTTTGTTAAATCCAAAAGACTGCAACTCACGAGAAATGTGGTTTCTAGCAGTCGTAACTCTTTCGGCTCCAAACCTCCAGGAAGCCAGTCCCTGAGGGGTTGTGAATTTCTGTTCGAAAGAGAAAAATTCATCAGACTTAGGAAGCTCAACATCCTTCTTAGGAGAGGCTTCAACCTTCAATCCAACTACTTGATCCTGGAAAAATTCGGACATACCTTGACGTTTGGCATTAAGGCGAGTAACTGCCAATTCAGCGGCAGTAACTTCACGCTTATCACTGGCGGCACTAGTTAATGCAGTTAGAATATCAGTGGCCCCAACCTTAGTTTTGGTGCCAGCTTGTTGCATTAAATAAGCCTTAATAGTGGCGTGATTTAAATCTTCTGGTCCAGTATTACCCATAAATACTTCTGGATTGACTACATCATTCTTAGTTACTTCTACTGGAACATAAAAGCTGGTTACTCCCTTTGGAGTTTCATAGTCAGCCTTAATAACAATGAACTTATCATTGCCATCAGCGATAGTTAATTTAGATGGTTTCAAGCTCCAAGCATCCAAAGTGGTTCCCACGGAGCGCATAGCCTTTTCAGCAAGAGGCTGCGAATACATCTTAAGAGGGATGTGATTATCAAATACGCTTTCTAAAGCATTCGCTAAAACTTGGTCACCTACATGATAAACATTGGCTTTAACTGCATCATCTCTCTTCTCAAGAGTGATTTCGGGTTCGTAGGAAACGTCGCCCATTTCATCGGCAAACAATTCGGCAAATTTGCTGCCACGAGAATACAACTTCGAGTAAAGAGATTTCAACTCTGCTTTACGAATAAACATCGTATTATTGCTGGCCATCTTGTCTATTACACGGGACATAGCCCCGATGGTCTGATCATGTGGATAGGTCTCGGCATATTTAGCGAGCTTAACTGCTAAAATCGGGGTGGCAATTTTTTGATTGTCATCCACCGCTTTTGCGAGAGAACCTACTAGTTGATGTATTTTATCGAGGCTCATTTAACACCTATTCCGTTAAACCAATTCCGGGTATCGTCTAGATACCTCTTGTCTAGCTGCATCACTCAATTCGTTCAATAGAGCTTTGACTAGCTTTTTGTTAGTAGCTAACTTCTCAGGCAGGTATTGCTCAGCCCTATGTAACTCGCTGCTTGGAATGCCAAGCTTGGAAGATGCCATTCTTACAAGAGGGTCTCCCTTATAAGAAATTTGCAAATCGGTACCGCCTCTAGTAACTAAAACTCCCCAAGGATTAGCCGAAGCAGTCTTTTCGGTCTCTTCATCATCATACAGGGCAACGATGTAATCTCCATCATCTGCACTCTGAATTTGCCAGAGATCAGCTCCCTTATCGCCATCTTTGAATCTAACTACATCAAAAGCAACGGTTTCTAGTTGGTCTTTCACTTCAGAAAGACGATATGCCTTCTTTGTAATTTGAGTGGCCAAACCAGAGTAATCTATCGAAAATTTTGGCATCATGTCTCCCATTGAACAGAACGTACCCTATCTAAGATAGAGAAATATTGATACCATTATACTATTTTATTCGCACAAGTTTACCGTTATTTCTTCTAATATCTATATATACCATGCATGAAAAAGCCCACCGATTTCTCAGTGGGCTCTTTATTTTACCATCTCTCGTCTCTTGCATCGCGCATTTTGTTCAAGATATCTTTGATTTTCTCATCATTTTCGATAATCTTACGAATTTTCTTTCTAGCTCCACCATAAATCTTCTTACCATTCTTATAATCTACATTTCCATTAAGAGACTTGGTAATAGAGCTTTGATTGACATTTAGCATTTTAGCTATCTCCATCTGAGTGTAGCCATCAGCGTAAAGTCGAATCACTTCTCTTTGTCTTGGTGTCAGTAAAGTATCTACGACTCTCCAAAACTCTTTCTTGAGTTGCTCTTCCAGCTCAATTAAATCTTCATTGTACTCAAATGGATTAAGTCTTGCTGAGATACTATCTTCATTGCAAAACGCTTCCATCATGTCATTTGAACAAACTGTTTCGAGTAACACCCATTGATATTTGTCGCTACGATTTTTTCTACGTTCCATCTTTGACCCCTAGATAAAGTAAAAACCCAATCACAATATATCAATAGAGGATGTTTGAAATTTTTGAATAATTTCAAACTCTGATGGCAAAAGGGATCTCTGTGTAGTCACTAACTTTTGTCTTAGTGATATACTCGTCGATATCTTTATACTCATCAGGTAAATAAAAATCTTGAATATTGGCGTATTGCCCAAACTTTTGAATAATCCGTTTCCTCTCCTTTTCAGATACATCACTATCTAATAACAGTCTAATGTCATTAGAGTATCTGCTAATGACAGAAAATTGATAGAGAGTTAAATTTTTTGATCCTACAGCAACAATATTTCTAAAACCTATTTCTGAGGCTTTAATTAGGTCAAATTGACCCTCTACAACATATACGTATCCATTATCTAAAATAGATTGTTTATTCTCATAAAGCCCAAATACTGCGTTCCCCTTCTCAAATTTAGTATTTTTGTACTTCGAAAGTTTCGTTTTCTTTCGTTCTTCATCAGAAAGAAGGTTACGCCCTACTATACCCACGACTTTTCCATAAGGGTCACGATAAGGCATAACTAACGGATACTCTTGAAAATAACACGTAGGTATCTTACGAGGGAATAGAGAATCCTCTATAACTCTTGTATAGAATAACCCATGTTCACGTAAAGTATCTTCTCCGACCAAATCGGTAAGAACGGAAAGATCCTGTACCCCTGGGAAGTAGCCAAATTGGAAAAGTTCCTGGCTATCTTCGTTTAAGCGCGAATCGAGATAAGACTTGCTTTCCCGCGCTCCCGGATAATGTTTCAACAGGTAACGGCAGGCTTCAATTATCTTTTCCAGCATTTATACATCTTTGTTTGCGGTTTTGAGTTTGTCTTTAAGCATCATCTTGAAGGGTTCACTCAGGTGATCGTGCGGTTTCCCGCATCCTGGGCAGACTATATCATCGCCCACTACCTTCGGCTGCGCCTCTTTTTGACATTTTTGACATTTGATACCAAATGCAATAGCTTGTTTTTGTTTGTATTGCTTTAATGATTTCATTTGAACTTTGACGAAATACGTAACATTTGTCATTTCACGATCACATTTTTCACAATACACTTTATCATTACTAGGATCCAAATATGGTTCCATCTGCTGGCCACAGCCTTTATGAGGACAAAACATTGAAAATGGCATTATACTACCTCATCTAATAGAACGCCAATCAGCTTGTCGGTGTTCTTGGGATATTGTACGTCCAGAACAACTACATGGTTTCCCGTGCCACCTACTCCAAGATTAGGAATAATTACTTCATCATTGTGTCTAGACTGGGGTTTAATCTGTATTTCTTTTTCTCCGTTAATAGTCTTCACTTTACGGCTACATCCTTGTAAAGCGTCTAATAGAGAAATAGTTAAAGAACTTACAACACTCCGCCCCTCTATATTAAGACCGGGCTCCGGGGTAACTTGAATATGACAAAATGCATCGGTGTGTTGATCGGCAAATCCCATAAAAGAGCCCGCGTAATTTCCCATGCCTTGAAGTCGTAAAGTGTTACCATTTTGAATTCCCGCAGGTACAGACACGTGTACAGATACGTCTGCATGTAGAGTGCCCTGTCCATGACATACGCTACATTCGGCTACATTAGACCTGCCCTGACAGGCATCACAAGTAGTAACCATTACCATATGGCCTTGTCTATTAACTATTTGCCCACGGCCGCCACATTTCGTACATCCGTTATTGAGCCTAACTTCTCCTGCACCTTCACAATTTTGACACTTAGTTTGGCGGGAATACTTAACCTCTTTCTTACATCCTAAAACAGACTCTTTAAAAGAGATAGTGAGATTTAGTTCTACATTCTCTAATTGAATAACTTGCTGTCTATGAAAGGGCGAACGATGATTTGACGGGAATCTATCTTCAGGATCGGTACCTTTTCCACTTTGAACAATCGAGTGCGCCTCATTAATTTTCTTGAATTTGGCCTCGGCACCAGGATCTTTATTTACATCGGGATGGTACTTCTTAGTAAGTTCTCGATACTTTTTCTTGACCTCCTCCGGCTTGGCGCCGGGAGATAATTCTAAAGTTGAGTAGGCTTCCTTAAGATTCATTTCTTCTTACCTTTACGCTTGACTTTTCCTGCCAAGACAAATGCGTGATAAAGCGCAACTGCCACACCATCCGCTTTGTCGTAACTTTCGACTTTTATTTTGCCCTTTTTATCGTACTCGTAAGGAAATGTAATGCCTAAATGTTGGGCTACAAGGGCGGGCATATCTTCTTTTTTTGGAAGATCTTTTCCAGTTTTTAGACCATGCCTAATTGTCATAACACTATAAAGAGTTGGCTCTTTGCCTAAATAGTCATAAGCTGTCAAACAAATCATTCTATTAAATGTAGTCAGCATAATAATAGTCTTAGCAGTACTTTTGCCTTTCATGAATTGAATTATTTCTTCAATCGCAATATAATCTGGCTGAGCATCTACGATAACTTTCTGAACTTTATTTCTGGTATCCACTATTCTTTCAATAATAGAACCTTTCTTGATTGGTTTAATGTAGCCGGCTCTAACAAACGAAATATCATTTGTAGATTCGTCCCAACTTAATATACAATAACCAATAGTAGTAGAAGAAGCATCGAAGCCAAGTATAGTTTTTGCCATACTTAGTAATATATCGATAAAAATAGAAAGGCCCACAACAGTTAAGCTGTGAGCCTTTTGATATCTAGGGATTGAGATATGTTAGGATTGAGCCTTTTCCCCTTCGTAGTCAGGGAAAGAATTCTCTAGTTCTTCGTCATCCGACATGCTGACGGCTGGAGCGGCAGCCTTTGGGGCGGTCTTCTTGGCAGCAGCAGGAGCTGGAGCAGAGGAAGTTGCGCCATTGGTGGTTACGCCATTGATCTTGTCCAGCCTTGCCTGAACCTTGTCAGGGGTTGGTGGAGTGACTCTGCGCTTCAGGTCATCCCAATCAATCTTGTCTTTAATGTCTTGATCAGCAGCCGATAGTGGCTCTTTTGGAAGAGCTTGTACACTGTAATATCCAGTGGCTCCGCCATTCTTATCAACCTCAATGTTGATATCATACTTGGTTGGATCTCCAAATCTTGGATTCTTGTTATACTTTCTGATCGCCGAGAAGACGGAGAAAGAGATATCCAAAATCTTGTAGGTGCCAGTCTTACGGCTGATTACACCTAGTAACCAACGTGGCTTGGCCTTGTCACCAGTTTCACAGAGAGGGCAGGTTCCATGAATTGCAGAACACTGAACTTTCTGTCCAAAACCAGTATCACCATCTTTCTTGTACTTATGAACCAAGTACTGGTGGGGCTGGGTCAAAATTCTAATCTCATTTGGACCCTCATCTAAACGAAGAAAGAGGTCTTTGCTGTTAGTTTGTTTCTTACCGTCACCTGGGAAAACGTCTGAGTTCCAGTCAACTTCACCGAATGTATTCGTCATATTGATCTCCTACTGTTATCATTCTTCTGTACACTAAGGTACTTTTTCTTCTTAACAAAACAACCGATCGTAACTTCTATCACATTAGCGTGCGAATCTTACGTAACGAGTGCGTGCGTGGTCAGGGGTACGTCCAAATCTTACGCTAATACCTCTGTTGCGTAGTCTGTTGACTACTCTGTTAGTTGCCACTCTGAGAGCGCCTGGAGAACCAGGAAGAAGAGTTCTTTGACGACGGCTCAATACTCGATTGAGTGCAGTGGTCAAATTAGTCATCGTTCCAGTCCAGATGCTTACAGACTGCCTTTCCATAATAGAGGTAATACCACGAAAAATTACCTCATCTACTTCATTCACTACTTGCATTGTATTACTCACTTTCTTATTCGTAATCACTGCTTACCTGGCGTTACTGTGGTTACAGACTTGACAGCATTAAACACTAAACTTCTAATACTGTAAATTCTGTGTAACGGAAACATCATCTCTAATATAAACTCTTTGGGCGTGCCCGTCAAGATGTCAGAAAAGGATTTGATTATTTCATCTTCGTCCTTATCAGAGAAAATTCCCTTAACTTGGACAAAACCATTGACAGATTCAGGCTTATCCAAAGAAATAAATCTCTGAAAATTTCGAGTCTTCCCAGTTACACCATCATCTAATGTAATTAGAAATGGGGGTTTCTTTAGGGTCGGCGCCTGCGCACCTACCAGACTATTGGGGCCTAAATCGATTGGCATAACTTATTTACCTTTCTTACTTTTCTTTGCTTCTACTTCAAGACCAGCTTCATCGCCAGCAGTAACTCCTGCCTTTTTAGCTTCTTGTTCCTTACGAACAGCATCCCATTTGGCGTCACGGGCCTGACCAATCTTAACGACTAGTTCATCTGCTAAAGCTGGACTGTCTTTAATTGCTTCACACACTTTGTTGAAGCCAACCCACTTCTGATCGCCATATTCATGGGTCACTGTAGAGGTTTTTACAATAACATTGTAATCAACAGCTAGCTTAGCAATTTCTTCATGCTTGTCTATAACACCAGCCCCGAAGTTTACTCTGAATTCACACTTACGTGGGTAAGGTCCAAACTTCGATTTTTCAATGGTTGCACGCATCGTATGTCCGACCTTTTGCTCTTTTTCATCCAAGATTTGTGCGTCAGCACGAGCCACCGCTTCAAAGTAAACGTTGGCGCTCAAGAAGTGAGCGTAAGTATTTCCACCGGAGAACGAATGGTCTACACCATAAGGATCCATATTTGCCTTCTTGTGATTGATGAAAATGAATGGCACATTTGCCCTATTTGCATCGAGAGAAAGTTTACGGAAAGTTGTAGTTAAGAATCTTGCTAGCAAAGCCATATTCATCTTTCCAACTGCCGAAACATCTTCGCCAGGAGGAATGATAGCTCCAAGAGAATCCAATACAACCATGTTGATATTGAACTCGCCAGCCATAATCATGTCTAGTAAGCCCTGTTTAGACTTACCAATAAGTTCGTGTGTTTTTGAATGCTCTTTGGGAACTCCAAGCACCATCTCAAAACAGCTACGGCCAATAACGGCGGTCTCACCATCTACGACAATGATACGAGAAACATCCAAGCCTAACGTTTCTGCCCACTTGGCATCAAACGTGCCTTCAGCGTCAATAAACATTTGCTGTGATTCGGGGTCTGATAATTGGGCTTCTTTCATAGCTAGCATAGCCATCAAAGTCTTACCGCTACCAGGGGCGCCATAATACTGAATCAATCTCCCCTTTGGCAATCCACCGGATGAAAGTGCGTCATCAAGAGCTAATGAGCCCGTCGAAATGACCGGCAACTTTTCTGCTACAGTTTCATGTGCAAGTCTGAAATCTAACTGAGCGTCTGCATCTGCGAAACTTTTGAAAAATGCGGTTAGCTTGTCGACCTTCTTTTTCTTATCGTCTGACATTTTTTCTCCTATCAATCGTAGCCTTCGGCCGCGGGGTTGCCTGAACTATATCCGAGGATCGTCTTTCGTAGCCCGCCCGCAATGTCTTTAAAATGGTGGTGAGCTTTGATTAAAATCTCGTATTTTCGGTCAAGCGCCATCTTGGCGCCCTTGGCTTCTGCTAGTTTAATTTGTACTTTTTCGACTTCGGGCGATGATTCTCCTGCCCATTTCTTCATGTCCACTGTCGTTCTAGACCCATCGGGTGCTACATAATCTAAGGACACTTTATTCTTCGTACTATTTACTTGTGATTCTAGATACGCTACTGTCTTTACCATCTTAGCTAGATAATCTGCTAAGATATCTGCTCCTCTTAGTGATTGTTGCTGTAAAAGTTCCGCATGAGCTAAATCAATAGCATCTGCATCCCTAAGTTGTTCTAACACTTTCTGAATCTCGGTGAGGTCGAAATTTTTGAAATCTTCCTCAAGGTTAGAACCTAAAACATCGCCGAGTCTTACTTGTTGGCTCATGTTTGTCTTTCTCCTGTAATATTGAATTAAACGAACTTTTTCTCGACAAAAGATTATTTGGCGATCTTATTATTTTGTTTTTAGTGCCGCAATCGCTTCGTCAACTTGTTGGTGCATTAATCGTAAATGTTGGTGCTGCATAACAGCCATTAGAAATAAGAAAACCTCTAAACTAGTTCTTCTTTTAGAAGGGGGTTTAAGAAAAACAATGATGCCTTCTTCATTAGTCTCAAATAGATCAATAAATAGGTCTTCACCTTTACCTGTTAAGTCTGTATATGATTGGACAATTTTTTGGTACATCGACCATTCTTCATCGGTCATATCTAACTTTTTATTATCAACAATCCTAATTGACATAGCTTATCCTCTAGAGAAACTTCCCTTACCTAATCTCTTAGCAGAATTTTGTACTTTGGCTTGCATATTGGCCAATGCTCTTAAATCTTTTTCGTTGGCTCCACCACCTGCGTTACCACCCTTTTTCATAGCGGCCATTTGCAAAACGACGGATGGAATTTCATCATCATCACCATCTGAGGCTGCCGGCAAACTTGAAGCAACTATATCGCCACTATTGATTAAAGATTGGAATGCTGCCACATCTTCTGGATCGGCTTCTGCCATCATTTCTTTACTAATCATAGATGCCATACCACCTTCGGCTTTCGCACTAATGGCAGCTTCTCGTTTGATCTTTTCTGCCATTGCCTTAAGATCCTTAGTTCTTTCTGCGACACTTTTAGGATCACCGTCCACGGCTTTCTCTTGCTTTAGCATATTATTAGCGCGATCGTGGAATGTTTGAGTTCTGTCATCTGTTGCCATCTTTTCAACAACAACCTCTTGTTCAACCACTTGACCATCTCCATCAAGAGTCTTGATCTTAACAACAGACTTCTTCTTTTCTTGGAATTCTTCTTCATCAAGAACTTTGCGCATTTCCTTAATAGCTTCTTTAGGCATGTATGCCGCAAGATTTGGAGAATCTGTTTTGATGTAGTTGTGGTTCGAAAGCATCCAATCATCAAGCTGTTCTTGATATTTTAACATTGCATCCATTGCTGTAGATAATGCAGTTATACAATTTTTAAGATGCTCTTCCATAATATGTTTGCCGCAGAACGGGCAAACATTCATATCAATGGCATGCTTCCATTTTGGATTAATTTCTGTTTCACAGGATACACACTTCATTAGATTACCCTTCTAAAACTTCTCTTTGGTAAAGCACTTGCTGTTTTTACTAGCTCTTCTGGGTCGGTAATTGCCGCTAAAGAGTTCGCTTGCTTATATCGAGACAACCTCATTTCTTGACACATACTCGATTCATCAACAGCCAAACAGCCCTCTATTTCTTTAGCAGTTTCTTGAATTTGTTCTGCCAATTTATCACTAAGTGATTTAACATATTCACGATGCCTAAAAATAGACACAGGATCGTTAGCTGTCCCATTAAGTGGAATCAAACCTAACGAATCAACTAAAGCCTGATTTCTAGTAACCATGGCGTGCTCATAGAGCTTTTTTATACGAAGCTCGTGCTCAGTTGGAGGAAAATCTTCTTCATTCCTAGCTTGTAGATCACGAATACTTCCTCTATCTGATAATGTTGGAACACGTCTAAATGGCATATGTACCTTATTTCTGAACTCTTCTAAAGGAGCCGGTAAAATTATTGGTTACTGGTTTGGCATGTTTAGCAACAACCCTACTCAGAGATGCCATAGTTCCTTCATCCATAAGTAAAAGCTGTTCTAATTGTTCTTTTTTAGCATCATCATTATTTTCTACCAAACCGCATGCTACCATATCATCAACTAGCTTTTTGGATGCGTCAAATCTTGCCTTAAGATTTTTTTTAAGAGCACTTCTTTTTGGTGGGTTATTTTTAACTTCTGCTGGAGTTGGAGAGATTCTACGTACTTTGACACCGGGACCGCTGCTCTTATTAAGCTTCTTCTTGCCAGTCTTAAGTCCAGACTTTTTAGGTTCAACAATCTTCATCTCTTCTGCAAGAATTTGAAGCTGTTTAATTGCATCGCCCGGATCGAATTTTGATTCTTTCTTGTCTTCACCGGTTATACGAATTTCTTTTGATGGAAGTACAGTAGATGGCCTGGCTACATAGATTTCTTGTTCTTCATCGGCTGTTGGATATCTGCCTGGACCGATATTTGGCAACTTAGACAAATCAGTCATCTCAACAAACTTCTCTTTGGTAAGCTGCTTCATATGTCCACGAGCCTCTTCGAATTTCTTATGGACCCAAGAGAAGTCGTAGTCTTCGTCAAAATCTTTACCATGATCTCTAGAAAAGAAATTGTGTAAAGCCTCTTGAACAAGAGCCCTTTCTTTCTCACCAGGCACTGAATCAGGATCTAATCCTTGAACTGTAAGAAGGTGTCTCATAAACACATTGATTGGTCCTAGAACGGCACCAACAACTGCTACGCTACCATCTACATACTTTTTAAGTAGATCAGGATTATCATTTAGAAAGTCTTTTAGAATTCTATCAGTTTGTTTTTGAAACAACTGGGACAAACGATTATGTAACATGATTATCTCTTCTTAGATGGTTTACGGCCACGCTTACGTGGGCGACTGTCGGGCTCTGATAGTTCATCACTGTCAGATGTTTCTATAACTTGAGCTGCAGACAATAGTTCTTTTTGAGTTGGTTGAAATGGAACAGAAACTCCGCCGGCTGGGGCTGCAAGAAATACAGCATTCATGCTTGTCTCACCAAATGGAGTGCCTCCAACTAAATGGCTAGCATTGACTGCTACTCCATCAGCAATGGAGGATGTGGTACTGAAGGTCTGGTTTGTAGAGCCGGTATAGTTGATTTGTTGTGGAGTTGTGTTAAAATCAACACTTCGTGAGACCAGACCTTCAGTCACATTCCCGTACATACGTACGTCTGTGGCATTGGGGGATGCCAATAAACTTTGTAGTACTTGTTCGGTACTAGGAACATAATCTTCGGATAAACCGTCAACAGGCGAAGTGGCTGCTGCCGAGGGCGCACTTGCAGCAGGCACAACATCACCAGCTATTTTTCCTTGCTTCAAAAGAGAGGCGACCGCTTTCATGTGTTCGACAGACTCTTTATTTGGAAGGAATTGCTGGAAGTGTTTTTGCACTTCGTCTGCTTTTGGTTTATTCCTGGAGTATCTAGGGCCTTCAGGAACAGAATTTAATCTTAGTTGGAAATTAGATATAATATAAGCTGCAAAATCTTCTACAGAAGAATTATTCTTGCTAAATTCAACCGTCTTCTTTAAGAAGAGAGACATAGCATCATTAGATGAATTGCCTACCATTGTTTGCTCCGGTGAGTCATCCTCTACAAGAATAGTGCCTGAATCTAGCTGCACAGCACCCGGAATCATACCTGCATGAAAATGCCTATTTGCAGTCAGGTATGATAGGTTGTGTCTATCTGCCCATTCCTTGAGTTTGATTTTGGTCATGACTTCATCCCTTATTATGCATATACAATCGATATCATCTGTATCATTTTTTGACGACTGGGTCGATTTTGTTATTATCTAATATCGTATATATCAGTCATCATCCGGTTCCGCGTCCAAATCGATGAGACCTTCATCGTATAGAACGTCCTCGATTTGATCGAGTATCTCCTGAGGACTCTTAGGTTTTTCGTCTTCTTCCTTAATGAGAAGTTTTGCTTTTGCCTCTTTAAGGTTGATTTTTTTGGCCTTTAAATCGGCAGGAAGAGCCGGTGGAAGTGCAATGTGGTATAATTGATCTAATATGACACCCATGTCATCTTCATAAGAATTTGTATTTCCTGAGAAGAACAATGCTATTCCTATATCGAATTCCGCCTTCTTGTTAATTTCTTGAATTCTTTCTTTGACGGTTTTCCAGCGATCCGGGAAAATTGTCAAAGTACACTGGTCGCCATTTTTATCTTCTAGAACGGCCTTGACCATCGACTGACCATAATACTTGCCCTCTTTCTTTACTCTAAATTCGAAGAAGTCTCGTATGATACCTTTGACGGCCGCTACGCTGGTTTTATCTTTGGAGCGCTTGATATCATGCACAGTAGTATGCTCGCCACCAAAAAACGTACCATAAGCTTCTACCGGCTTACATGTAAACGACTCTCCAATGTAATAATGTTCTAGAGCATACACTTCAGGCTTAGTCCATTCGGGCTCGGCAGGCCAAGGATAAAGGAACTGCTCTTTGGTCGGATCATGCTTCTTGAGCCAAACTTGCAATTTTTTGCGATAGTCTGAACAATACAAGAACATGAGCTTGCGCGGAATTCCAAAAGAATCCAAAGCCCCACAAGCCGCTAAGGCTTGAATGCTATTTGCTCTAACTGCCTTAGAACTTACTCTTACCATAAAATCGAAAAAGCTATTGAATGGTCGCTTATCAATAATATCTTTGATAGCATCTACGCCCACAAATTTAATGGCATCTAGTCCGGTAACTAGCTTATTACCTTCTTCCAAAGTATAAACCAACTGTGACTTGTTGATATCAGGAGGAACAATTTTGACTCGACGCTTACGGATCTCTTTCTTGATCTTTTCAATATTAGTCTTCGCATCGGGCGCGTTGGATTTTACTTCAGCCATCAAATTGGCCATAAGGAACTCAATCGGATAATGAGCCTTCAACCATGCAGTCTTATAACTTGTCATAGAGTACAAGATTGAGTGAGACATATTGAAACCGTAACCTTGGAATTTATCTACGACTTCATCCCAAATACGTTTGGCAATTGCTTCATTGACACTATTCCCAACAGCATCCTTAATGAATTCTGCGCGCCACTCTTGAGCTTTCTTGGGATTCTTGCCCTTTTCCTTCGTGAGCTTACGTAAACGGTCAGCAGAATGTAAACTCCATCCAGCCACGTCTTGAGCTAGATACATAAGAGACTCTTCATATAGACCGAATCCGAACGTATTGTTGAACGCTCTTCCTAGTTTTGGGTGTAGTAAAGAGAACGGCTTCTCGCCATTCTTAGTAAGAATGAAGTCCTTGCGCATGTCACGAGCAGAGGGGCGAGCCAGAGAGTTGATGTAGCTAATGTCATTGACAGACTTTGGCTTAATCTGTTTACATAAATCAATAGTTCCACCAGATGTTCCAAGCTGGAACACACAGAAAGTGTCGCCATTAGAAATTACATCGTAAGCTTCCTGGTCGTAATCATCATAATTAATAGCCGCCGGAACTGCTTTGCCGGACGACTTAATGAGCTGCATGGTTTGACCAATAATATCCAGAGTAGAAAGTCCCAAGGTATCCATCTTGACTAGACCATTTTCCTCAGCCTTGTCCTTATCATACTCAATGGCTAGTGCTCCATCCTTATCCTTCCTGAGTGGAACGAGACCAGTCAGAGGACGGGCAGAGATGATAATACCACCAGCGTGAGTGGACCAGGCACGGTACTTTCCACAGATATCCTTGTACTTTACAAACTCTGGATATTTCTTGGCGTACTCCGCAAATAGCGGGACCTTTATAAGAGCATCATCAATAGAATGAATTTCTGCAGGAATACAATCGGCAACTTCGTTACCAATTCTAAGAGCATCTTCCTTACTACCGCCTATTTCGCACACACGCGCAATATCTTTAACATACACTTTGGGCGTAATAGTATTGACGTTACTAACGTGAGCAACATGGTCTTCACCGTATTTCTGTCGGAGATAATTTTGTACCTTCACACGACCTGATGGCGCAAAGTCCGTATCAATATCTGGAAAGCTAGACTTTTCTTTATTATGGAAACGGGCAAAGATCAAACCATACTTGATTGGATCGGCTTGGTGAATTCCTAACAAATAAGCTACCAAAGAGCCGCCGACAGACCCTCGGCCTTCGCCCACGGCAATTTCATGCTTTCTAGCCCAATCTATAAAATCAGCTACGATGAGCATGTAGCTGGAGAAGCCGTGGTACTCCAAAACATCTATCTCTTCTACCAAACGAGCTTTATATGTGCCCATGTTCTCATCATTGAGATCCTTAACGCGGGACTCAAGAAACTGTTCGCAACGATAACGCAAAAACAGCTTATCCTCATCTAGATGCTTAACATTGTCATCTAGAAGGTCTGCCCATTGACGAAACTCAGCATAATCTGGCTCATCCTTAACTGGAAAGACAGGAAGCTCCTTGCCCGACGGATTGGAAAATTTTGGATCGATCCATTCTGGCTTTTCGCACAAGTTAGCGAAGTACACACTATTATCGCAGAATTCCTGCGCTAATGCCTCTCCATAATTTCTGGTAAAGAACGCTTTCACCTCATCGCCCGTTTTAAGGTAAAACTCGGCAGGCGGATATCGTAAACGAAATGCTGAACTCTTTGGCTGATGTGCGCCAATAGCTAAGAAAGAATCATGAATATCTGAGTCCTCTTTGTTTAGGTAGTGGGCATTACAAGCAGCCACAACTCGCACATCAAGTTTCTTGCCTAAAGTGATGAGCTGTTTGTTTAAAAACTGTTGGTCAATTTCATCATTGAAAATGTTGGAGCCACGCTTCATATTGTTCGGCTGAATCTCTAAACCTAAATTATCGCCAAACAATTTCTTGAGGCGCAGAATTGTCTGCTCTGCCTCATCCATTTTACCCTTCATCAGAAGCTGGCTAACAATACCATTACCGCAAGCTGTAAGACAGATGAGCCCTTCAGAATATTGTTCTAGAAGCTTCCAATCCAAAACTGAATACACGCGCTTACCAACAAAGGAACTTTGGTCGAATCCTTTCTTGTTGAGCGTTAGCAGATTTCTATATCCCACTGCATTTTTAGCAAGCAAGACAATATGTCTGAACTTTTCGTTCACATTGGTGGCATCATCTTGGAAATAGCATTCGCATCCAATGATAAGTTTGACGCCAGTATCTTTTGACGCTTTCCATGCATCCCAAGCGCTAGCCAATGAACCATGGTCTGTAACAGCAACGGCCTGCTGTCCTAACTCTTTAGCTTTCTTGAAAAGTCCCTTAGGACTGATAATAGAATCAAGAATAGAAAACTCAGTCTGATTATGCAATGATACAAAGTCGGTCATACGACCTCCTGATTGGGTTGTGTATTGTAACAAATGCACATCGACTCATCTCTCGGAGCTGTTCAGTCTAAGGATAGACTGCGTGTACTTTGCCAGGGAATACGGTGTAAAGTATCGGCGTTATCTTGACAAGATAATTTTTAAATCTTTCTCGTCAAGGTTTAGGCTATTGTCGTAATAATAATTAATCTTTTTGAATTGTTCTTTCCAAAACTTTTTATTATGTGTCTTTTTGGTAAGCAATTCTTGTAAGTCTACAAAGGATAAGCGTCGATGACGGAACAGGGCGTGTGAAACGACCATTACCGCATCCCAATGAGTATGAAGCTCATGTTGAACTTCTCTCGCTAGTTTTTGCTTATAAGCTGTTCTTTTGGGCCCAGGAGGTGCTAGATTGTACTTTTTAATCACCTCTCGGGCTGATTTATTGTCATCAGTTGAACCATATGATATGAAAGTTGGAGTTTGTCGAGAACCAGAAATGCTTCTAAACAAAGTCTTTTCTGCAATCAAACCGGCGTAACTAATGCCAATTTCGGCTCTAAGTAAAGTATTTAATAAGTCAGGATCTTGAATCTCATCAAATTCACTAGGATAATCATAATATGTAAGTCCGTGAATTCTTTTTACTTTTTTATTTTCAAAAACGGATACCGAAGTAACCTTCATTAAATGTAAAAGAGCGTAAATGGCGTGTCCAGCCTCATGATATGAAGTGGATATAAATTCGTGGGTTTTGGTAACTTTCTTTCTGATTTCAGCGATAGATCCCGAGCCCTTTGCCATCCTCATCCCGTTCTGCTAAGTAATGCCTCAAAATCATTGAGGATTTGGTCGCAGTCCGGCTTCTTACACTTAGCATTTATTCTATCACTGCCGAATGGACCCGTTACTATTAAGTCCAGATTATCGGCATATAGCATTCCTGCTTTAGTAAAGTGTTCCGCTTCTACGAACCCATTACTTTTCAGAACATCAAGTATACTTCTGTCAAGAGGTCTGTCTAGTTTAAAGACAATTTGCTTCTTGTTACAGCAAGCTTGTATTATGAATCGTTCAACCTTCATCCTTATTATCCAAATCTACACCCTTGCTTTCTAAGCAAAGCAAGGCGTATTGAATCTTAGCTTGCTGAACTTTCTTAGCATCACGATATGGTGCAGATAACTCCTTAGACATCTCTCTAGCTGCAGTTAGTTTGTCATCTGCTTCTTCTTCCTTGCTGACTGTATAGATATTTCCTTCACAGGCAACAATAATCTTTTTGAGATCATCGACACTAGCAGCATCTGCTTCGTCTTTGAACTCAGGCATCTTCTTAATGAGATCATCCCACTTCTTTGGTAAAGAGGTTAAGGGACCACTATCTTTCTTTCCCATTATACTTACTCCTATTATTCAACTAATTTAACGTGCTTCACTACGAAGTCCATAGTATTCTCATCTCTAATTCTCTGGAATAGAATTTGGAGATATCCAGTTTTGTTCATTTGCTGAATCACTTCATCAAGACTTTGAGGAACTTTAGTATTTGCCAAGTTCTGCTTGATAATTTCAAATACTTCTTGATCAGATAGTTGAGACTCTGGTTCAGTTTCTCTAATCTTATCTAATGTCAAAGCCAGCTTTACATTTTGAGAAGCCATCTCAATCATTTTTTCTTTGTCTTCATCGGGAATGATTGCCCAATCTAGCTGAGATTGATGTGCTAAATATTGAGCTTCAGAAAGAGACATCCAGTGTGGAACGTCCATCTGTACGCTATCAACCAGCTTTCTAGAAACTGCTTCATGGACAGCCATCTTATTCATGGATTCTGCACGAGCAAAAGCTGCCTGAGCAACCATTTCTTGCAATTCAGCAAGAGTTTCTTTGCCCATCTTTTTCGCCATTTCATCATCCAAAGCACATGGCATAGTCTTCGAGCCCATCTTCAAGGTAACCTTGAAATGAATTAGCTTGCCAGCCATAGATGGCAGACCATTTTCTGGTGAAGTAAAATCAAACTCTCTTACCTCATCAAGAGACATACCCAATAGATTGGTATCAAAACCATCTAGCTGATTTTTTCCAATGGTAATCATTTCACCTTCGGCACACAAAGCGTCTGCTTTAGCACCATCAACAAAACCTTCATAATCGATGATGATGTTATCACCACTCTGAACAAAATCACCTTCGGCATATGGCTGTACATCTCCAAGACGTACACGCAGTTCCTGCATCATCTTTTCGGAAAGCTCGGTTGCATTGGCTTGTCCATGTGGTTTTGGAACTTCCATATCTCTCCATGCTGGAAGCTCAAACTCCGGCTTAGTCATCATTTCAAATTCACATGAAAATTTGCCGCCATCTAGTAATAAACTATTGAAACGTGGTGGCCCATGTGGACGTAGCTTTTTTTCAAAGAGCGTATTGTGAAACGCATCTTCAGCAAGAGCACGCTTTAATGAGTCGTCAATCTGTTGACGATAATGTACACGAATGTGTTCCATTTGAGCTTTACCTTCACGGAAACCTGGAACAGGAGCCTTCTTGAAAGCACGCTCAATTTCTTCTCGCTTGTCCGCAATCTCTAAAAAGTTTGCTTCATAATGAATGGACAATCTGCATGGTTCTAATTCATTTACTTCAATTTTCATCGGTTCCTCTTACCAGTTGACTTCACCATAAACTTGTTGGTCAAAAGCCTTGCTTTTGCCTGCTGGACATTGTTGTAGATAATCACAATAGTTACATAAGTTAGTGGGGTTTGGTGGAAATTCCTGCTCAGAAAGCATCTGTTTTGCATACTCCTGATACTTATCTTTCACTGCCAAAATCTCTTCTTTAGTAAATTCCGTAGTAACATACTCAAAATTATGTCTAAGTAGAATATAGGACGCTCTTACCTTTTCAATACTAGGGTCCTCTGAGATTATAACGTACGCATATGTCAAGAGTTGAAAGAAATCGTTCTTGAGATATTTTTTATTTTTGGTGGTCTTGTAGTCGGCCACATGGATAACATTATCGTCATCCAACTGAATCCTGTCAATTGCTCCGTTTAAAACAAGATTTTCGGCGATGGCAAAGTCAAATCTTTTTTCTACCGAAATTACGTTAGCTGGCATGCCGTTCTGTTTATCTTTCGTAATTATACGCAAGTATTGATCGACAATTTGAAAACACTCCTTCTTCATATCTGGAGTCATCTTATCTTTAAACTCAGTTAAAGCATGTTTAAAAGCGTCATTCATTGTAATATTGTAGGGCAATAAACATCCTTCAATATATTGTTTATGAAAATACTCTAGAACACTATGGCAAAACTTACCAAAGATATGGAAGTCCCAGTCTTTACGAGGCAGCTTTTCAATATAGCAAAACTTATATTTAGCTTTGCAATCCAAAAAAGTTTTGGTCTTGCTAACCGATAGTCGCAAATCTTCTGTCATTAATAATTCTTTCGCTTAATGTGTAATAATCTATATATCGATTAGAAAAGAACGCGTCTTGTAAATGGCAACCATTCAAATACAACGCCAGCACCGCTCTTCGTGCCCATAGCCATTTGAGCCATGTTGCCATCAAATGTACCGTTTGGTTGGTATGGAGCAGTTGAAATAATCCATTTATTAGACCAAGAATCTCTATAATAATGAGTAATCGTATTATTGCGTGGATTGTAATGAGCCCTTACAAACGAACCGCTGACTGGAGCCGTAGCATCCTGTCCCGTGTTGAAATATAAAGTGCCATCACGAACTCTTTCCGGATTCTCTAAGCTAAAAAATTGCCTGTTAATTTGTGGAGGATCGTTTGGGTCTTCCTGGCTGAAGTCTTGGAAGATAACCATGGCCCTTGGGTCAAACAATGTTGTAAATTGACTGGACTGCTCTGGACCTTGGTTAGATGTCTGCCCCGTGTCCGGCTGCACATCTGAAGGATACGGCAGTGTAGTATAACCGGGCATATTGCCTAAATTACGATTTTGTTCTCCTGCCGCATTTCTATCAGTGTAGGTAATTTGATAATTAGTGGAATCATATGGCTGATTGGTGAATCCTGTAGGATTACCTTGTCCATCAAACCCGGTTGGATTAGATGGAAGAGCCGTATTATTAACAGTATAAGCCCCAGCATCTGCGGGGTTTAAATAGCCCTGTTGTGGTTGATATGGCGGAGTTCCAAAGGGATAACTGTCCGGTATGACACTACCGGCTGCTGCTGTAGTCCCCGCATGAGGTAGACGAGCATTACTGTCCACAATGTTAGTCATATACTGCTCAACAACAATAGGAGACGAATCTGTACCATTTGTAGCAAATACTTTTAGCGTAATTAATAGCTCATTAAACGGAAGAAAAATTGGGCCCGTATAAATAGTAGAAAACAAAGTTGGATCAGTTCCATCCAATGTGTAAAAAATCGTAGCTGGAATATTGGTGGTTACAGAAACTGTTTTTGGAATTCCTGAAACTACTTGCTCTTCTGATTGAGTAACTGTAACGCTAATAACTGCCATTTTATACCAAATTGAGGAACTTGACATTACGCTCGGTCATATTTTTCTTAAGCATAACTCTATAGACTTTGTGAGCGGCCTTTCTAAAAACACGGGCCAAATCTAGATAAACTTCCTCTCCCTCTCTTCTATACAAAAATATGAATTGGTCATAATAATCTAAAAACTCCAACTCGGGAGTTTTTCCCTTGAAGGAGCCTTTTTCGATATGGATTAGTTTATTCAGAGCGTAAAGTAATAGGAAGCGATAGAACTTAAGCTCTCCGGTCGCCAGATACTTAGGCACAAATTGTTTTTTCAAAGCTTCTGCGCTCATTTGAGCATATACAAATTTATTAATAGCCTTTGAAATCAAATCATTCGTGGTATTATCTGACACCTCACCTCCTCTTTTAAATCGTCCAAAGATTTATTATTGAAGAGGACGTAATTAAACTCCTCATCTTTAATGGAGGATTGCCCCGTTTCACTCACATGTTCGATGGGGGCCATACCAGTATCTCGGTATAATCTAATCTGGAAAAACCCTCTTTGTTTAAGATGGTCAAATTCATTCCTGAATCGGACATCAGTTACTACAATAAGATTGGGAGGGTTTTTTTGTATTAGAAGGCTCTCGTAACGATGGTCAAAATTTTCTAACCAAACCTTATCGTTATAAGCTCGCCCTACTTCCGTCCCAATATCAATCAAGGCTTGCCTATACGTTAGCGGCTTATCATTTTTGAAAGCTCCGGGAATAATCTCCGATCTCAAATGAGACGGGCCATATAAACATTCTTTGTTAGCATGCGGGAACATGGTCATAACAATTTCTTTAATCGGATCGGCAAACGCCATGCTCTTGGAAGAAAAGACCATGTCCTTTCCATATTTGGCATGATATTCTGCGTTCTGCAACCAATAAAGCTCTTGTTCTAACAATCTGGAAAGAGTATTCTTTCCAGTATTAGCTCGTCCACATATGGCAACTTTGTACATCTAACCTCCTCACCACGAGGAAACTACTCGGGCGCGTGATACCAAGTTTATATCTTGCTCCACCAAAACCGCATGAGAGAACTTATCTTTCAATCTATCATCATGAGTAATAACCAAAATCGTGTAATCCTTCTGGAACAATTTTACAATGTCTACGAACATATCGACTCGTCCCACATCGAAAGATTGTGTAATTTCGTCTAGCAACAAAAGCTTGACATCTATGCCGCTCAATTTTTGCAAAAGGAATGATAGCCCTAACTTCAAACTAAAATTAACAGCCATTTGCATAGCGCCAGAAATATTCTCATAGTATCTTTTCTTGCCGTTAACAGAATAAACAATATCTAAAGTATCCGCCTGATCTCCAGTTTTTTCGATAGTTTTTTCAACAGAAAAAGACAGTTGTAAACCGGGTTTTAATTGAGATAACAGCGCATTGGTTTCAATTTGCAAATCATCCAATACATTCTGAATAATAAGATTTGGAATACCGGTACTAGAAAAGGCTTGAATGACCGCCGGATACATACCTAGTTTTTCTTCAAGTTCTTTGAGCGTTTTAGTGTGCTCAATCTTTTTTCTTTTATCTTCTGTCTTCTGATTAAGGTCATGTTGTAAAACAGCTTTGGTACTAGTAAAATGAGCAAACTCTTTATTATAGATGGCTCGCGAAAGTTCTACCTTACGTGATTTTTCTTTCTCTTCTTGGATTAGCTTTTCAAGAACTTTAGCCTCTTTAATAGCAGATGAGTTTTGAAGTTCTTCCGCTACCAAATCCATTTCTTTAATCTTATCTTCTAGTTCTTGATTAAACTTGTCCAATAAAACTTTATACTCATCATGGATAGTACGCTTATCAGCAACTTCTTTTTTCTTAGAAGAAATCTTCAAATTTACACTTTCTAAATGTTGCTTTGAAAGGGTAAGTTGATTAATGGTCTGTTGATGCACCGAATTCTGCGAATTCAAAGCAGCAATTTCTTTTTTTAGCCGCTGAATATTGGCCTGCTTTTCTTGCATTTCCTGATTCAATTTTTTCTGACAAGCAAATCGGTGTTCAGGGCTGATAGGCTGGCGGCATTCTTCGCACTCTCCATCTTCAGGAATGGGCTTCTTGAGCTTTTCAATTCTTAACATATCATTCTGAATAGTCAAATTGAATTGAGCAATTTTTTCTTTGTTAGAAACAATCTGTTCAGATAAAATATCAATCTGATGAAAATCCATTTCTGCAAGCTTAACCTGTGTATCTTCTAATGCTTTTAGTTCCGATACAGTATCTTTGGCTGCCTGAATAATGTTGGCTTTTTTAGTCGTATACTCTTTAATAGAAGTTTCAATCTTTGTTTTATCGTTTTTAAACGCTTGTTCCCTAGCAATTAAAGAAGAAAACTTGGTTTCGAGACCAGCATGTTCAGTAGTAAGTTGATTTACCTTCTCACTAAACTTATCAACTTCTGCATCCAATTCTGCTATTTTCAACGAATGATCGTTTAGCGACTGCTCATTAACTAGCAATCTCTGCGAAAGATCAGCAATAGTTGCATCCGGATCTCCCAAACTATCAATGAGAATACGGAAGCGCTCCGCTTCTTTGAGCAAAGTAGATGACTTATCTTTAGCGATTTTTTCTAACTTGGAATAAACAATAAGCCCTAAAGCATCCTTAAGAATCTTCTTGCGAGTCTCGGGGGTTGCCGTTGCCAGCCCAGTAAAATCATGTTGCATAAAGTGCACAAAAATTCTAAAAGACTTTAGATTAACTTTGATTAACTTAGACAGTTCTTTCTCAGTATCGGCAGTACGACGACCAGAAATATCTTTCCAATACTTCTCTTCTTCGTCAACAATTGGCGTATACCGATCGCCTTTAATGGTATGATAGGCTTCTTCCCCATCACCATCTAAAGCAGTTCTCTTGTATAAAGTTAAATCATTCGCACCCTTACGTGTACGTGTGCGTGCGATTCTATATTCTTGTCCACCTTCGAAAAAGTCAAAAGTAACATTACATTTATCCATGTCATCGCGCACTATATTTTCCAGCGTGACATCCGCATAGTTAAAAAGAACATACTCCATACTACGGAATATTGTACTCTTTCCTACACCATTAGATTCTGTATCGTTATTTTCCGCCCTTCCAACAATGAGGGCTGCGCTGAACTGATTGAAGTCAATATAGGCATCATCATAGCACATGAAATTTTGAATGTACAATCTGGATGGCTTCATTCTTTACCCTCAGCTTTATAGATATTAAGGATTTCCATTGCTAACTCAGTAAATCCAGCTCTCGTAGCGTCATCTATATATGTTTTCGCATAAGACTTAATGGCGGAAGGTATTTCCATTTTTGAGTCGATGTTATTGTTACTATCCTTTTTAATCAGGCTAACCTTTTTAGATTCTGAAATAGCATTGACATTAAAGGCCCCATGTCCAGTTAGATATTTCTCAATTGTGGACTTATTAACTGATTTTAAGTCGGGCGCAGTAAGAGCAACATCAACTCGCACGATAGCATTTTCTTGGACTCCCGCCTTTTTCAACTCCTTCAAAACATATGCCGTGGAATCTACGGTATCTTTGGGCACACTAATAGTGATCTTTTGTAGTGGTCTAGTTGGCAAATTTTCTGCGAACCAACCATTCCCTTCGGCACAGTTGAAAACAACAATATGTTTTTTATGGTCAGTCTCGCCAAAATTAGAAATGTCCATACTTCCAATGTGGGCAACGTATGGATTCTTTTTCTGCATTACCTGTGGCTTATGTACGTGTCCCATCCACACATAATCATATCCTTGAAACATATCTAGTGGGCAGAATAGCTCATTAGTAATATCATCAATTTCGTCACCAACAGGAATAGATCCTTCAATAGCCAAGTGTCCTACGAGCACTTTACGATAAGTGCTAGGGATACTAGCCAATTCGTAAACAAGACTATCGCGTACCAACGCAACTGCATCTGCGTTAGAGCCTACGGCAAATGATTTTCTGTCACGAAATGGTACGAAAGTAAAAGCAGTGGTACCAATAATGACGGTATCGGTCTCTTTATAAACGTGTACTTTTTCTAATTCTGCTTCACTTATAATATCAAGCGGAGAAATATACACGTTTCCTGATCGAAGAATGTCATGATTGCCCCTGATGACATGAACATTGACATCATGGACTTGACATCTCTTGAGCCAAGACATAAATAAAACGATAAGCGTTGGATGTGGCTTTGGCTCTTCGAAGATATCACCTGTAAGAATGATATGATCTGCATGATGCTCAATGGCACGATCCAACGTCCAGTCAAGAAGATTTAGTTGATCTACGATGCGACTATTTAGCGTGGAACCTACACCACCTTTACCGATGTTGGTACCTTTTCCTAAATGTACATCGCCAAGAATAATGGCGTTAGTCATGGTTTATATAGGCTAATGTAGTGCTTTAATTGTTCGACAATGCGACGCAAGGCTTCATTGTTATTCGATTTCTTTTGCGTGGCAAGCGTGTCGAATTTCTTGCATGCCTGCTCAACATATACCCTAGCTTCTTTGGTCGGATAAGTTTGATGAAATTCTCGAACAGCACCGGAAAAATCCATCATAATGGCGAGACGTTCCTCAAAGTCCGGAGTATCGTACATAGCATCTTCATCAACATCATCTCCAAACATTTGAAGTATCTTGTATGCGGCTTGTACCTTCGTACAATTTTCCATCTGCATTACAAACTTCCAACCTGGACCACCAATGTTGCAGCCATAACAGTTAAAGCTATTTGTCTCTGGATAAAAATAAAACGAAGGCGTACGCTCGCGTCCACCTGAGTGTGACCTAAAGGGGCACGTAGTCTTCTTATAATGCGTATCCAGTCGCACATTATAATGTTTGAATATCTTGACGAGGGGGACTGTGTTGGACTTACGAATCAGCTCTTGATAATAATCTTTTCCTGCAAAAGCTGCTGCAACACTTCCAGTTTCCCCTGGTGTCGAGCTATCACTATTGGATCTGGTTGTATTAGATATAGGGCACATAATTGAGAATATTGCCCAAAGCGCTCCTTTTCTTCAGCAATTAAAGATAAAAGAAATTCCTTGGGTGTCATGTTCAAATTATTCACTATCTTTTTTCTTGTCAAGGGCCTTGACAATTTCTTTGTTTATATAGTCTGCCATAGCGCCAGAATCTAATTTCTTTTGGAGCGTGGCTAACTTATATTCTAATTCATTCACCCTATCTCTCTGAGAGAAACAGGTCTTAAGTAAGAGAACAATCCAAGTAAGAGATCCTTCACTCTCTCTTTCATTTGGGTCGCTATTAATTTCCGCCGCTAGATTTATCATATTACCTAGCAGTTCTTTTTCCGATTCTTGATGCAGAATATTTCTATTCTGTGGTAGAGTCTTATCGCCCATAGCTTTTTGAAATTGTACAAACAGCTCAGCAGCACGTTTTTTATAACCTGAGAGTGTTTCTTGAACTTGATTTACTCTTTGTTGAAACTCTTGCTGAGTAGGTGCTTTGCGTCTGTTGTCAAACATAGAGTTACCCGGAGACTTAACTCCTCCTCTTGGAGCATACTCATCAGGTCCTTGTAATGATCTTGGCTCGTCCTTTTCAGATGGCATTCGTTATCTCCTCTTAGAAGGAATTAATGGCTTAGGAGCACGCTTGACAATTACAAATTTATCAGCTAACTCTACGGTGAAATCAGGAGTAATCGCAGCTTCCAAAGATGGCAACGTTGCAGTAGACTTAATGGTCACATAAAGATTCGTTGGCTCTACGGGTACAAACGTACAATGTTGGAAAACAAATTGATCGGGCAGGCCAAACATCATAATGGAACGGTTCTTTATTTCTTCCCAAATCTTTTCAGCTTCTGTCTTGACCGGAGGCGCAGGTGGAGCTGGAACAGGTACTGGAGCAACTACTGGATTCTCCACCTTCTTAGCTTGCTTGGTAACTTTAGATTTCTTAGTTGTTTTCTTGGTAGGCATGATTTTCTCCGCTTATAGTATTCAAGAAGTACATATATCAGCAAAAGCGCTTCTAAAAGCGCTGGTTAATACTAACCCATTGATCCTTTTAACTTCTTTGCCTTCCTTTAAAATTAGAACGGTAGGAATAGAATCTATTGTAAATCTAATACATTGATTTTTAAATGCATCAACGTCTACTGCCAAAAATTCAACTTCTTTATGTTTTTCCTCCATTTTGCTTATCATAGTAAGAAATTTACTATGATAAGGCATCCAAGAAGCATAAAAATATAAAGCTTGCAATGGCTTACCGATTTGTAATTCTTCTTCCTTAGTAATAAACTGCATATTAGTTTTTAAGGTCTTTCTTATCCTTAACAGATGACTCCAAATCAGCCACTAACTCTTCAATATTTTTTGAGGCTTGCGCTTTCTCTAAAACTACTTTAGCTACTCTTTTAGCTATTTCTTCGGTAGAAACGGCAAGTTCTTCTTGAGTAAAAACGCCCTTTTCAATTAGTAGTTTTTCCATAGCTGTGACTCGCAACATGACATCAGCCATCAAAACATCAGTAGTTAATTCTGCTTTTTTATTATCACTCATTTGAATCTCCTGTATCATCTATACCAGGGATTAAGATTTTATGAGGATTAGTCTCAATGATTATAGGCGGCTCACAGAATAAAAGCCAATCACCCTGATGCTTACATAGGGGATTTAGGCAAATTTGATGACCCATATGCCAATTAGGTTCATGAACCCAAACTTTTCTAGTATCTTTACTGTTGCATTTTGGACATTTCATCTACCACAACACTTCTTATATTTCTTGCCCGAGCCGCAAATGCAAGGTGCGTTAGGTCCAACTTTGGCGGCACTTCTAACAACAGGTACTGGCTTAGGAACGCTACGATCCATAAACAACTTTTGGTTAAGATGATCTAGCTCATGTTGACACACTACAGCAAGAAAGCCGCTAGCTATAAAACTATGCGGCTCAACTAAATTATTAGTGATGTATACTTCTTGGAATCTTGTAGTATTTTCTAGGCGTCCAGGGAAAGACAGACAACCTTCTTCAGTAAAGGTAGCTGGATCAAAACCTTGTTCCAATTTAGCATTAACTAAATTGAAACTAATCTTAGGCAATCGTACAATAGCAATGTTTTTAGCGATACCTATTTGTGGGGCAGCTAAGCCAATACCGTTCTTTCCCAAACGATTTGCATACGTTAGTTCTTTTTCAAGAGTTTCTACTAGCGATCCCACTTCTTCTGGTAGAACTGGTTCACATACGACTCGCAATGCATCTTCATTATTTGTGATTATCATATCTTACCTATATCCTGACTTACTATAATCACTTCTTGCCGCATCCGCAACCGCCCGTGGACGATTGTAAAGGTTGAAGTTTTTTCAAGCAGACCGTACAAATCTTATCTTTTGACGAACAAAGTTCGCAAATTACGGCCACGTTTATGACGACCGCGCCTTGACAGCGCATGCAAGACTTCTTAGTATATAGGAAGGCCAGCTTAGAACAGTTGGAACACATCATCTTATCAATATTCCAACATATACAGAGACCGGAGGTCATCATGGATATATTCTTTCCCTTCATCTACAAAAAAGAGAAAAAGAAGGAAGAAGAGCTACAGCCGCTCTATATCGAATTAGAGCCGCCTCCACCAAATTATAAACAAGATAATGATGAGGAAGAGCCCTCAAGGGTCATTATCATTGAGTTATGATGTTGGTTGTTCCTTAGAAAGGGCAATCATTTCAATATATTCGCCACCTGGATCAACATA